GTGGGGGATGGGGTGGCGGATGATACGGTGGCGATTCAAGCGGCGCTTAATTCTGGAGCGAAAACCGTTCTAGGCGTCTCTGGCGCGACGTTTTTGGTGTCTTATGCTGGCGCCGTAACCGTTAATGGCGTGTCGTATCGTCGATGCCTGCTGGTCCCGTCAGGCGTCACTTTTGATTTAAACGGCGCCACCATAAAGCAGGCAAACAGCCAGAACGCGAGCGTCATCGCTATTGATGGCGCCACAGATTCCGCTGTCATCAATGGCGTTATCGACTCCAACAAAGCCAACCAAACGACGCCTGCTACGGGCGAGATCGCTGGCATCCTGGTTCACAACTGCACGCGACCGCGCCTTCAAAATCTACGCGCAATCAACAACAGGCAATTTGCCGGGCGCTTTTTGAAAACCACGGGCGGCAGTTATGTCGGGCTGACATGCACTGACTCTGACGCGGACGGATGGAGCTTTGGTATTGATGGCGGCTGGAGCGCGTGGGTCACAAATGCATTCATCGATCAAATTTACGCGGAATCCTGCACGCAAGTTTACGGCGGCGGGTATCAAGGCAACGGCGCAATTTTTACGGTTCAGCGCTGCCAGGTCGGAACCGTCATCGCGCGAAATTGCTCTGGCGGAATCAAGATACAAGACAGTTCTCTCGACAGCAGCTTTGAGAGCCTGACCTTTATTGGCCAGACAAACGGGACGGCAAACTCGGGAATCAAGATTCAGGGGAACGCAGGGTCGGCGTTGTATCCAAAACGAATCCGCATTAGCAACGCATTGTCTAACAACGCATTCGGTAACGGCTTTTTCACTTCGTCTGTCGAAAGTTTCGAGTTGGCAAATTATCAGGGCGTATCAAACGGCACCGGGTCAGGCGCAGCCGGGTCGGATCAGTATGATTCCGTCGTTAGCATCATCGCTGGCGGGCGCGCTTTGATTGGCAGAATGGACATTGATTCTCCTGCGACGCGCGGCGTGGTGTTTCAAGGTGCAGGGTCTGTTTTTGCCGATACTCTATTTGTTCGCAACCCCACGGGCAGGGCTTGCCAAATATCGGGCGACGCGACTTTTGAAGCGTACATCGACAAGCTGGTGGCGAACGATTCTGGCGCGACGATGGACTACGCGTTCATTGTGGCGTCAGGGGCAAAAGGGCGGATCGGCAGCATTGCGACAAACAAAGCGGCCATCACGTCGGCGCCGCGCGCTTTGATTAGTAACGACTTATGGAATTGGGAGATCGGCTCTGTTTTGCTAGGCTCAACCGATACCCTAGAAGGCGTGGTGCAGCTTACAAACGCAGCCACCAGCACGTCGGTGACGTGCGGTCACATTTACAGAACATACGTCGGCGGCAGTAGCAATTACTTTCACCCGATCATTCAGATCGTGCCGTTCAACTCGTCTGCCGCAGCGCTGGGCAATATGCGTGTCACCGTGACCGATTCTTCATCAGGGACAGGCTTCACAATCAATCACGCATCTGCCGGGGCTAGTGATTACGTTTGCTACAAGGTGCTCGGGTGGAAGGTAGTTTCCAGAGCGTCTGCATAACGCACACCATCAGCCCATTTTTGCTAGACTTGCACCAACCTCACGGAGCGTGACATGTACAACATCCAGTTCACCCAACGCGACAAGTCGAACCAGGTCGTAACGCCTGCTGCGACGAGCGCGAGCGTCACCGTCAACAGCCAAGACAAGGCGGTTCGGCTCGTGAACAGCGGCGCGAACATCTGCTACGTTCGCATCGGCGAGGGCACGCAGACCGCCACGACGGCGGACATTCCCGTGCGCTCTGGCAGCGAGATCATCGTCCGCAAGCGCAGCGGCGACGTGACGGTGGCGCATATCAGCGCGGCGGGCACGACGCTCAACATCGCGACCGGCGAGGGCGGCGTGTGAAGAAGGACTCCCGCCTGGCGCGAGCGGGCGTCGAGGGCTACAACAAGCCGAAACGCACGCCCAACCATCCGACGAAAAGCCACGTCGTCGTGGCCAAGTCGGGCGATCAGATCAAGACGATTCGCTTTGGCCAGCAGGGCGTGAGCGGCTCGCCGAAGCGTGAGGGCGAGAGCGCGGCGGACAAGGCGCGACGGGCGTCGTTCAAAGCAAGGCACGCGTCTAATATTGCGAAGGGCAAGATGAGCGCGGCGTACTGGGCGGACAAGGAGAAATGGTGAAGAAGCCAGGACTTTACGAGAACATCCGCCGCAAGCGCGAGCGGATCGAAGAAGGCAGCGGCGAGAAGATGCGCAAACCCGGCACGAAGGGCGCGCCAACCGCTGCGGCGTTCAAGGCTGCGGCTAAGACGAAGAAGAAGTAATGCAGATCCCCATCGCCTCCGGCATCTATACGGACACCTCGCCGGCCATACGCACGTCGTATCCGGTCAACATGGTTCCAGTGCCGGTGGACTCGGGCATCTCCGAGGGCTTTCTGCGCCCTGCGGATGGCATTGTGCAGAACGGCACCGGCCCTGGGGTTGACCGCGGCGGTATCAACTGGCGGGGCGTCTGCTACCGCGTCATGGGCACCAGCTTGTGCTCGATCTCGTCTACCGGCACGGTCACGACGTTGGGAAGCGTTGGCGGAACTGATCTCGTCACGTTCGACTATTCCTTCGACCGCCTGGCGATCGCGAGCAACAACAATTTGTTCTACTGGGACGGCTCTACGCTGACGCAGGTCACCGACCCCGACCTCGGTGAGGTTCTCGATGTCGTCTGGGTTGACGGCTACTTCATGACGACGGACGGCACCAGCCTGGTCGTCACCGAGCTGACCGACCCCACCGCCGTCAACCCGCTGAAGTATGGCAGCTCCGAGATCGACCCCGACCCCGTTGTGGCTCTGCTGAAGCTGCGCAACGAGATCTACGCGCTCAACCGCAACACCATCGAGGTGTTCGAGAACGTCGGCTCGGAATTCTTCCCGTTCCAGCGCATCGAAGGCGCGCAGATCCAAAAGGGCGTCGTCGGGACGCACGCCTGCTGCGTCTATGTCGAGACCATCGCGTTTCTCGGCAGCGGGCGCAATGAAGCGCCCGGCGTCTATCTCGGCGTCAACGCAGTCGCCACCAAGATCTCGACGCAAGAGATCGACGACCTGCTGCTAAACTACACCGAGATTCAGCTTGAGGGCGTCAAGCTCGAGGCGCGTAACGACCGCAGCCACCAGCATCTCTACATCCATCTCCCCGACCGCACGCTGGTCTACGACTCGGCGGCCTCGCAGGCGGCGGGCGTGCCCGTCTGGTTCTGTCTCGCCTCGACCATCGAGGGCTACGCCCAATACCGCGCGCGCAGTTTCGTCTGGGCAGACGATAAATGGCTGACGGCTGATCCTCAGTCAACGTCAGTCGGATATCTCACGCAGGAAAGCGGCGACCATTGGGGCGCGAAGGTGCGCTGGGAGTTCGCGACCCGCATTGTCTACAACGACTCGCGCGGCGCGCTCTTCAACATGCTGGAGCTGGTCTCGCTCACCGGTCGCGTCGCCCTCGGAAAGAACCCGCCAATCTCGACCAGCTACAGCGTTGATGGGCTCAACTGGTCGCAAGATCGCGTCGTGCAAGCCGGCACCGTCGGCAACTACACCAAGCGCCTCGTCTGGTTCCAGCAGGGCCACATGCGTAACTGGCGCGTACAGCGTTTCCGGGGTGACAGCGACGCACACTTGGCGTTTGCACGCCTCGAGGCGACGCTCGAGCCGTTGGCGTACTGATGGCAATCACCGGCAAGCTCATCAAGCGGCTGACGCGCGATCAGCTCGCGACGTTCTTGAAGAATCAGGAGCAGATCAAGGCGTTCGAGGGGCTATTCGACGCGGCGGACGTTGCGTCTCCGTCTACCATCGACGAGCTTTCTAACTCCGTCGACAACGCCCAGTCGTCCGCCGACTCGGCGCTGGCGCAGATCCAGATGATCAACGACCGCGAGGGCACGGTCATCCGCATGGTCGTGCTCAACGGCACGCCCACGCTGATTCCGAAGGGCACCGCGGTCGGCTTTGCCGGCGCCAACGGCAGCAACCGCATCATGGTCGCGCCCTACCTGGCGGACGGCGGGACGGATTCGCTTTATTTCGTCGGCTTGGCCACGCAGGACATCCAGCCAAGCGCGCAGGGCTACGTCACGCTCTACGGGCGCGTTGTCGGCGTCAACACGTCAGGCGCACCGTACGGCGAGACGTGGGTGACCGGTCAGATCCTCTGGGCGTCGCCTTCTTTTTCTGGCGGCATGACAAACAGCAAACCCACCGCCCCGGATAACGTGATCTCGGTCGCGGCGGTGCTCTACGCGAGCACGACCATCGGGCAGCTTATGGTCCGCCCGACGATCACGTTGCAGGAATACTACGGCGAGTTTACGAAGACGACGACGCAGACGCCCGCGGTCGCTGGCGATGAGTACCTCGTCGAGTGGGACAATACGGAGATCAGCAACGGCGTCGTCATCGGCTCGCCATCGAGCAGGCTGGTCGTCCCGGCATCGGGGCTCTACCAGGTAAGCGTGACGCTTCAGTTCGCCTGCACGGTCGCAGCCGCGCGGGATGCCGTCGCTTTCTTCAAGAAGAACGGCGCCGACGTTGCCAACAGCTCGCGCTATCAAACGATCAACATCAACAACGGCTACACGGCGCTGGTGCTCACCGAGTTCTTCTCGCTCGCCGCGAATGATTACATCGAGGTCGGCTTCGGCGTGCTGGGCGGACTGAACGTCAGTCTCTCGCCCATCGCCGCCACCGCCAACTTCCCAGCGGCGCCGAGCGCCGTCGCGACCTTCTTGCAGGTGCAACAGTAATGGCGACAACGAATACCGTCCTCGTCGAGTCGAAGTACGTCGAGAACATTCAGACGAATCAGTACATCGCGAACGGCGTCAAGACGACCATTCTGTCGGTGACGCTCAACAACTCGGGCTCGTCAGGCGCGTTCGTTACAATCAATATTGTTCCGTCGAGCGGAACGGCAAGCGCGGCAAACCAACTCGTCTCCTTGCGCTATCTCGCGCAGGGCGAGAGCTACTCCTGTCCCGAGATCGTCGGGCAGGTGCTGTCGCCTGGCGCCAAACTCTCGGCGGTGGCGAGCATTGCCAGCACGATAGTGATTCGCGTCTCGGGGAAGGAGGCGTCTTGATCTGCTGCGTTACCGAAGGCATCACTGCGGAGCAGCTCGCCGAGGTCTACGCAGACCCGTACATTCAACGCTTGAGCCACGACTACGGCGCTGCCGCTCCAATCACGCACCCGCTTGTGACATACTTGTCCGCGTGGGTCGATGGAGACTTTGCAGGCGCATTCATGGCGATTGAATACTCCGACACCGAGACCGAGCTGCACTCGCTCCTTCTGCGCCGAGCGCTGAAGTCGTCGCGTCCTCTCGGTCAGGCCTGCATCAACTGGGCGTTTAACGACTCGCCCATCGTCCAGCGCGTCACCGCCTACGTTTTTGAGTCGATGCTAACGGCGCGCAACTACTGTCTGCGGCTGGGATTCCAGATCGAGGGATTCCGGCGAGACGCATTTTCTTACAACGGCGCTCCAGAGGGCGTCTGGGTCTTGGGTATCACTCGACCCGAATGGGAGGCGATGTCATGGGCGCGATAAGTAAGGCGATTGGCGGCGTTGTCGGTGATATCACCGGCTCGTCTGCGGCGGCAAGCGCGGGCAAGCGCGCGGGCAAGATCCAGGCAAAGGCGGCGCAGGCTGGCATCGAGGAGACTCGGCGGCAGTTTGATGCGCTTATCAAGCTAATGTCGCCTTATGTGCAAGCTGGCGCCCCTGCGCTCGAGCAGCAGATGGCGATGGCAGGGTTGCGCGGACCCGAAGCCGAGCAGGCAGCTATCGACGCCCTCGCCGCTTCTCCTCAGCTCCAAGCGCTCGCGCGCCAGGGCGAGGAAGCGATTCTCCAGCAGGCAAGCGCAACCGGCGGGCTGCGAGGCGGTAACGTGCAGGCGGCGCTGGCGCAGTTCCGGCCTGAAATGTTGCAAAGGCTTATCGAGCAGCGGTACGAACAGCTCGGTGGGCTTACTGAGCTGGGAAGGGTGTCCTCTGGTTTTCAGGGTGAAGCTGGATTGAACACGGGCAC